ACCATCCTTCAAAACATAATTTAGTTAAATCCTTTATTCAAGAAATGAGCACATCCGGAGCAGCTGGTGGGTTTTTAACTAAGTATCCTTTCCAAAAACCGGGTACTTCTCCTAACATATCCCAATATACTTCTATAGGATATAAATTAGTTAATCCCAAATCCCTTAGAAAAAAAGCTAAAGGAATAGATTATGTGGATTTACACAAATAATAATATTTATTGATATGAAGACACTTCAAGAACAATATAATTTAATTAAAGAGGGGAAAGGGCACAAAGGCGTGTTCTTAAAGGAAGCTAAAAGATTATTTCCTAATATTGTTCCTAATGCTGCTACTTTTGAACAAACTGCTAAATTACTAAAGCAGCGTAGTGTCATTAGTGAAAACATATTCCCTTTAATCCCCTCAGCGGGACTAAATCCTTTTACTTCATTTGATAAATTTATTAATGAAGAAGCAAAAGCTACTGAAACTAAACCTACTAAAGAAGTCAGCGAAAAGGAAACAGCTGGGTACGATTATAAAGACCAAAAAAATTCCAATAACCAAATTTACGACCAATATATCAATGGCTTAAAATTTGAAATGGAACAAAACCCAGAATTGCTAGCTTACAAACCAACTGAAGCTTTATTAAAAGTTAAAGAAATTGTAGTTAAAAATCTTGAAAAAGATCCTTTATACTATATGAAAAATGCAGCATTTGGGGTAAAAGATTTAGGATATACTGAACTTAAAAAACAAGAAGATCCAACAGGTAAATATAAATCCTCCGGCTATGGAGACTTAAAAGAAAATACAATGAACAAATCAGATAAACTCATAGAATTATTGGAGGAAGCTATCGCTGGTGTTCCTTCTCTTGGCAACCCTTTCGCTGATCGTAAAAAAACAAATTACGAATCAAAATTTGAAGCTTTCTTAACTGAAACTGAAGATGAAAAAATAAAAGAGGGTGAAGCTGCTTACGAATACAAAAGAGGTGAAAAAGCAGGAGAAGAAATGGAAAAAAAAGACCAAATGAAAAAAAAGGGAAGAATGAAAATGGCTGAGGTACTTAAAGAAGCGGAGCGTTTGGGTGAGATGGCTAGAAAAAAAGTACAAGCTAAAATCTACGAAAAAGCTATCAAAGAAAGAAAGGAGGCAATGTCTATAAATGAAGATGAGTCTCTTTCTGAATTCATTAACCAATCTGCTATCCAAGAAGTTGCTAAAGAAATTAAAGAGTTAGAAAGAAATTTAATGGAAGTTTCTGCCGATGAAAATACTATGAGCGGAGGGAAATGAGACAAACTCTAATAGAAACACAAATTTTTAGGATTTCTCCTCAAGCAATTACTGAAGCAGTTAAAACTGAAAATGGTAATTTGATTGTTGAGGGGAGATTACAATCTGCCGAAACCAAAAATGGTAATGGTAGATACTACCCTAAAAGTGTGTTAGAAAGAGAAATTAATAAATATAAAAGTGGACCTATAAGCGAAAACAGGGCTTTAGGCGAGCTAGACCACCCAGATTCTTCTATTATAAATTTAAAAAATGTTTCACACAACATTAAAGATGTGTGGTGGGACGGGAATGATGTTATAGGTAAAATTGAAATTCTACCTACCCCTTCGGGAAACATATTAACCCAATTATTTAAAAATGGAATAACAGTAGGAGTTTCTTCACGTGGTATGGGTAGCTTAAAACCCATAGGAGAAACCCAAGAAGTACAAGATGACTTTGAACTGTTATGTTGGGACTTTGTTTCTACTCCATCAACCCCAGGAGCATATGTTCACCCTATTCATGAAAGTTTAAATACTTTTAGTCCTATTATAGAAAATAAATATAAAAAAATTAACGATCTTATTACAGAAATACTTTGTAATAGCGGGCAGTGTTCTATTTTGTAAAATTTTTTGTTTGAGGGAAAATTAAAGGGAAGTGCTTAATGCGCTTCCTTTTTTTTTGGATATTTATTTAAAGAATGTATCATTCACATATATGATACCGATTATTATTATTAATCCCTATTACGCTTCTACAGAATAAGCGTACTTTCCAAAACAAAATTTAGGAAAAATGGCAAACAGAGATTTGTTAAAGGAAGCTATTGCTGATGCAAAAGCTGTTAAAGAAGTTGCTATTGCTAATGCAAAAGCTGCTTTAGAAGAAGCCTTTACTCCTCATCTAAAAAACATGCTTGCTGAAAGAATCAATGAAATGGACGATCTAGAAGAACTAGACCTTTCAGAAGTTGATAAAATGAAAGAGGAAGCTCAAATGAAGATGAAAGAAGGTAACAAAATGAACAAGGTAGATGAAAAGTATGATTCTGATATGGACGAAGAACTCAACTTAGAAGAAATCTTAGCTGAATTGGAACTTGAAGAAGGCTACGACATGGACGAAATGAAAGACATGGACGAAATGAAAAACATGGACGAAATGGAAGACATGGATGGAATGGAAGACATGGATGAAATGGACTACATGAAAGAAGAAGAAGCTGAAGAAGAAATCAACCTTGAAGATATGAGTGAAGAGGAATTAAAAAGCTTTATTGAAGATGTTATCGAAGATATGATCGAAGATGGTGAATTAGTTCCTGGTCCTAATGCTGATGAATCTGAAGATGAAGAAGATATGGAAATGGACGGAGCCGAAGACGAAGATGTTGACATCGATGTTGACCTTCAAGAAGGTAAAGGTAAAGTAGAAGAAGCAGAATTAGTTGGTGCTATGATAGATAATGCCGAACTAGTTGCTCTTGCGGGTGCTTTAGGAGTAACTGCCGCCTCTGTCGCCGCTATGGGTGCTGAAGCCTTAGTTAAAAAATTAGCTAATAAGTTCAAAGGTAAAAAAATGGATGAAGCCGAAAAAGAACTTAAAGAAGCTAAACAAGTTATCAATCACTTACGTTCTGAACTTAACGAAGTTAATCTTCTTAATTCTAAATTGCTCTATACAAACAAAATTTTCAGAAACAAAAGCTTAACTGAAAACCAAAAAATTAAAGTTTTAAAAGCTTTTGATAAAGCTGAAACAGTAAAAGAAGCTAAAGCTATTTTTGAAACTCTTAATGAAAATTTAGTTGCTAAGTCTACTAAATCTAATATAAGAGAATCTATGGGTATGGCTTCTAAGCCTGCGGGCGTTGCTCCTAAGCGTGAATTGAATGAAGGTATTGTTCAAGAGGATGCTATGGTAGCTCGCTTTAAAAAGCTAGCAGGTATTAAATAATTATTAATTTAAATCAATTAAAAAAACAAAATGTCAAAGTTAAATTCACTTTTAGAAAGTGCTAACTCGTGGAAAGTCATTCAATCTGACGCCGCTAGATTAGCTCGTAAATGGGAAAAGACAGGTTTGTTGGAAGGCCTCAAGTCTGAGGTTGAAAGAAACAACATGTCTTTAATCCTTGAAAACCAAGCAAAACAACTTGTTGTTGAATCTTCACAAACTGGTGGTGGTACCGCTTCTACTGGTACTTTCACCGCAGGTACTGGTGAACAGTGGGCTGGTATTGCTCTCCCACTCGTAAGAAAGGTATTTGGTCAAATCGCTGCTAAAGAATTCGTCAGCGTTCAACCAATGAGCCTTCCTTCAGGCCTTGTTTTCTTCCTTGACTTCCAATACGGAACAACCAAATCTGGTTCTCAGTTCACAGTAGGAGGTGATGTATTTGGTAACGGCTCTATGTACGGTGTTACCGATACTACTTCTGCTCCTGTTAATGGTTTATACGGTGCTGGTAGATGGACATACTCTTCAAACGTAACTTCTTCTGCTGGAACTGGTGCTACTGAAGCTTCTGCTTCATGGGCTGAAGTTGGATATGATTCTAGTCTTTCTGCTTCTGCCGCTGCTGGTACTTTAAAGAAAATCACTGTTCCTTTAACTTCATTCAGCAACCCTGATAAAGAAGGTGTTAGAGGTTTCTTCGTTTCTGCTTCTACTATTACTACTAATTACCCACAGTTTAACTACGCAGATACAACTAACGTTTACCTCTTTACTAACGGTACTAACGGTGTTGACCCATCAGGATTTGCTATTACTTATGTTCAACAACCAACTGATAAATTTAGAGGTGACTTCGAAGATGGAAACACTGCATTGAACGCTAACAATGCTGTAATTTCTATCCCAGAAATTAACATCAAGATGAAGTCTGAAGCTATTGTTGCTAAAACAAAGAAGCTAAAGGCAGTTTGGACACCTGAATTTGCTCAAGACTTGAACGCTTACCATAGCTTAGACGCTGAGGCTGAGTTGACAAGTATCATGAGTGAATACATTGCTCTTGAAATTGACTTGGAAATCCTTGGTATGTTGATTGAAAATGCTCTAACTGTTGATTACTGGTCAGCTGTTAACAACGTAGCTTATGATGGAACTACAAACACCCCATCTAACAGTGACTTAGGCTTCTTCAACACACAAGGCCAGTGGTTCCAAACCATCGGCACTAAGATTAACAAAGTTTCTAACAAGATCCACCAGTTAACCTTAAGAGGAGGTGCTAACTTTATGGTTTGCTCCCCAACCGTCGCTACTATCCTAGAATCAATCCCAGGATTTGCTGCTGCTGACGGAGCTGATGCAGAAACTATGAACTATGCTTTCGGTATCCAGAAAATGGGTAACTTAAACCAAAAGTACCAAGTTTATAAGAACCCATACATGACTGAAAACACAATCTTGTTGGGCTTCAAAGGATCTCAGTTCTTGGAAACAGGTGCTACTTTCGCTCCTTATATTCCATTGATCATGACTCCTCTTGTGTACGATCCAGATACCTTTACACCAAGAAAAGGTCTCTTGACTCGTTACGCTAAGAAGATGTTGAGACCTGAATACTATGCTAAGATCTACGTTAACGGATTAAACACCCTCTAATTTAGATTTTAATTTTAAAAAAGAGAGCCTAGCTTTGCTAGGCTCTTTTTGTTTTCTAGTAGGTGCACTATATTTATAGTAAATTAATAAAATAGCACACATAAGATGAAAGAAACCCCGTCGCAGTTACCTCTACCGGCTTTTGTTATGAATTTCCCATTTACATTAGATACAAGCAATCCCAATAATGTTTGGATGCAGGAATTAAGCCCTGAGGATTTAAAAATAAATAAAGGAGCAGCTTACCGACAATTTTTAGATTTATATGAATTTGTAGCAGGAAACAGTTTAGTTTATTTGCTTCCCTCTCAAGGTAACTTTCAAGACCAAGTTTATGTAGCTAATTTAGGGACTTATCTTCCCCATATAAAAAATTCTAACCATATTGTATTATCTAATTTTACATCTGAACCTCGTCAAGGAGAAGAAAAGGTAGGACTACCATTTTTTGATTTAATGGGGTATCAAACTCATGTAAGTCCTTTTAAGTGGGAAGGAGAAGCAGATTTAAAATATCTTTATGATAACATTTATATTGGGGGGTATGGTATCCGCTCAGATATTCAAACCTATAACTGGATGGAAGAAGAATTTGATATGAATATCATAAAACTAGAAATGGTTGAAGATTATTTATATCACTTAGATTGTTCTATTTTCCCGTTAACTAAAGGCAAAACTTTGGTTTGTACGGAGTTGTTCACCCCTGAAGAGTTAGCGCAATTATCACAATATACTGAAATAATAGACGTTAGTATTGACGATGCATTTAATGGTCTTACTAATTCTGTTAGATTGGGTAATATGATTATGTGTGCTTCTAATATTTCCGAATTGTCAAGACACGATGAAAACTATGAAGGTGAAAAAGCTAAAATTAACAGTCTTGAAAAAATCTGCTTCAATGAAGGACTCGAACCAGTATTTTTTAACCTTTCAGAATATATGAAATCCGGTGCTATGTTAAGCTGCATGATAATGCATCTAAATTATATTGATTATACAAAATCTCTACTTTAATGGCTCAATATTTAGAAGATTGGTTAGAAAGTGAAGTTGAAGAACTTTCTAAACTAGAAGTAGGAGAACTATCAAACACATTCTTTTTTAGGGACCCCATGCGTCCCAATTATATAGATTACCAACATTTTTATTCTCCCGCGGATGGTGTAATTTTATACCAAAAATTTATACAAGATGCTACTGAGCCTATAGTAGAGATTAAAGGTATGAATTATACAATCCAAGATGTTCTTGGAGATAAACGTTATAATAAACCTTCTTTAGTAATTGGCATATTCATGTCGTTTTATGACGTTCATATAAATAGAATACCATACTCCGGTATACTACAATATAAAGCGCTAGACCCAATTGAATCTACTAATAAACCTATGTTAGCGATTGAAAAGGATATTTTAAATGCCGCTATTAATCCTAATAATTTAGAATATCTAAAGTATAATGAAAGAATGTGGAATAAAATATACTCACCACAATTAGATTATACTTACTATTTAGTACAAATTGCTGATGAGGACGTAAATGTTATAGCTCCCTTTATAAATGACCAAAATGCCCCTGTATCCCAAAACGAACGTTTTTCATTAATAAGATGGGGTTCTCAAGTTGATTTAGTACTTCCGTTAGACGAAAGATACGATTTTGACCTTGTCTTAGAAGATGAAATGCACGTAAACGCTGGTTTGGATAAGTTAGTTAAAATCAACTTCAAAAATGACCCATTTCAACAATACCCCCGAAGCTGAAGAAATCTTCAGAGAAAAAAAAGTAATAAAAAATCCTATTAAGTTTAAAGTTAACTTAAACGAAGAGCAAAAAGAAGCTAAACAAAAAATATTAGATAATACTATAACTCTATTAGCAGGTCAAGCCGGTTCGGGTAAAACGTTATTAGCTTGCCAAATAGCACTAGACGGCTTAATTCGTAAACTTTACGAAAAAATAATTATAACTCGTCCCACAGTATCTAAAGAAGAAATTGGGTTTTTACCTGGAGATTTGAGAGAAAAAATGGACCCGTGGGTTCAACCTATATACCAAAATTTATATATTTTATACGATAAAGAAAAAGTAAATAAATTTATTGAAGACGGTAAAATAGAAATTGTTCCTGTATCTTTTATGAGAGGTAGAACATTTGTTGATTCCTGCGTTATAGTAGATGAAGCTCAGAACGTTACACATGAACAAATGGAAATGATCGTAACTCGCTTAGGGTTACGTTCTAAAATGATTATTTGTGGCGACACTCATCAAATTGACCTTAAGAAAAAAGAAGATTCTGGATTCAAATATTTGTATACAGCATCTCGAAAGATTAAAAATTTAGAAGCCTTAACTCTTACTTCAAACCATCGTAATGAAATTGTAGAAGACTTAAGAGATTATTATTAGGAAAATCCCATTTACTTATTTCTTAATATTTATACAAAAACATTGCAATGTCAGCAGGAAGATACTCATTTACCATAGAACAGGGAGCCACTATAGATTTTGAGCTTGCATATAAAGACTCAGATGGAAACCCTATTGATTTGACTGGATACCAAGGGAGAATGCAACTTCGCCCTTCAGCCGGGTCTGAAACTATATATATTACTTTATCAAGTAGTTTAAGTCCTGATAGAACTGGATTAAATTTTAGTGGTTCAAGTGGATTAAATCCTCCTACTTCTGGGACTATTGGAATTTTTATTTCGGCATACTCTTCTTCACAATTAAGTTTTAATGAAGCATATTATGATCTAGAATTAGCAACAGGAAGTGCTTATCCTATAGTTACTAGATTATTAGAAGGTCAAGTTAAATTGTCTCCAAATATAACATTAGGACTTTATTAATGAGCTGTGGATGCGGAAATGTACCATGCCGTCACATAGTAATAACTAATAATAGTAACTGTGGCGATGAAAAAGTAACCGTTACTCAACCTCTTATGGGGGTTGTTCAAGTAACTGCGGTTGGTCCTCGTGGTGCTTCTGGTTCTTCTGGATCTTCGGGTATTTCTGGCTCTAGTGGTTCTTCTGGATCTTCGGGTACTTCTGGAAACAATGGTTCTTCTGGATCTTCGGGTACTTCTGGAAACAATGGTTCTTCTGGATCTTCGGGTACTTCTGGCTCTTCTGGTGCTAATGGAGTAGCAGGATTTGGGTGGAATTCTACTGTAGATTTTTATAATCCTACTACTAAAAAGATACAAATGGAAAATGTAGGAGATGTTTATAGTGTAGTAGTTACTTTTAGAGCAAAAGCTCCTAATGCTAACCAAACTCATATAGATCTTTCACTTTCTTCAACTGGAATTACCCCGTATGATAGGGTTTCTAAAAGTTTAGGCTTTATTAAAGGAAATAATGAGTGGGAAAATTATTATGAAATTTTCAATTTTTATGCTGATGCTGACTTTGTTACTAATGGCAATCAATGGAAAATTGCTGCTATAGGCGGAGATGTATCTGTAGCAAATGCCATTTACTTTATTCAACGAACCTTTAACGCTGGGGTATAATGGGACGTAATTCAATAAATATAGCAGACCAACCTAACCAAATTGTTCTAGTAGACCAGAACAGAAAGGTTGTTGTTACGGACAATGTCTGTAATAAGTCTGTTACTATTGAATTACCTCAAACTAATTTAATTGTACAAGAAGAATATACTAAAGTAGTAACAATTAATGAAGGTGCTACTGGTAAAGCTGGCTCTTCTGGCAGCAGTGGTACTTCTGGTAGAGATGGACGTGATGGAGGAGGAGGTTCTTCAGGTAGCTCAGGTTCCTCAGGTATAACAGGAACATCAGGTACAACAGGAACTTCAGGTACTGCAGGTACCTCAGGTACTTCAGGGGAAAATGGCACTTCAGGAAGCACAGGATCTTCAGGAAGTAGTGGAAGTACGGGATCAAGTGGTACTAGTGGCAGCACCGGCTCTTCAGGTAGCAGTGGATCTACTGGAACTTCAGGCACTTCAGGTGAAAATGGTACCTCAGGCTCTTCAGGTACCTCAGGAAGTAGTGGCACCTCTGGTTCTTCAGGAAGCACTGGCACTTCCGGCAGCACAGGAACTTCTGGAAGTAGTGGCAGTTCTGGGGAAAGTGGTACTTCTGGAAGTTCAGGTTCATCGGGAACAACCGGTACTTCAGGTAGTACTGGAAGCTCAGGCTCTAGTGGCTCCTCAGGTGAATCTGGCACCTCTGGCAGTTCAGGAACATCGGGCCAAGATGGAGCTTCTTCAGTTCAAAACCCAGGAAATAATAGAGTAATTACTTCTACAGGAATATCTACTGGATTACTTGCTGAAGAAAATATGTTATTTACGGGAACTCTTCTTTCTGTAAGTAGCAGTATAGAAATAACAGGTTCATCTACTAATAATATTTTCCTTATAAAACTTGATAATGGAAATGGTCAAAGTGAAAAAATTAAAGTTAACAATGAAGGTATTTTAATTTTAGGTAATTTAGATTCTGCTCCTACTGCTATTACGGGTGGAATTTATTATTCTAATGGAAGTTTTTATTTAGGAATTGAATGATCATATATTTATAACAAACTAAATCCCAATAACAAAACGATTTTAATATGGCACAATGGAAAAAAGTAGTTGTCTCGGGCAGTAGTGCAGAATTAGCTGCTCTTAAAGTAGACAACCTAACCTCTGGGCAAGTAGTAATAGGTGGAGGTTCTGCAGGTAACCTCTCAACCACAGCAATAAATGGTACTGGTAATATAGTAGCGACCACAGCAGCAACCGGATTATCACATTCTGGTTCTTTTAGTGGTTCTTTCTTTGGTGATGGTTCTGGGTTATCTGGCGTTGCTGCTAGTTTTCCGGTAACTCAAAAAGATCCTTTAGCTGGAACTACACAAGTATTTGTTAATGATGGAGCAAGTAAATATGCTACCATATCTCAATTTAATTCTGCCTCATATGTAGGTTTAAGTGGGGATATAACAGCAACAAGTACTGGGGTTGTTACTATTGCTAACAACGCTGTTACTACTGCTAAAATAGCAACTTCTCTTGGTACACTAGGTGTTAACAATTTTACTGGTAGTTTTACTGGTTCATTTAAAGGTGATGGTAGTAATTTAACAGGAATCGCAACTACTCTAACAACTGACGCTGATAGTGGTGGTACCCAACCTGTAAGTTTACAAACTGATACCTTAGACATTGCTGGAGGGACCAATATTACAACTACTGTAGGTAAAGTAGGCAACACAGTCACGGTTACTGCCAACTTAGATAATACTCTTACAGGAGATATTACCTTCTCGGGTGATGTAATTACAATACAGAAAAAACTCGTAGTCCAGGGCACAGCTTCTTTCCAAAATACTACTAATTTAGAAGTAGCAGATAGATTTGTCCTTTTAGCTTCGGGTTCTAATTCTACAGGAGATGGCGGTATTGTTATCCAACAAGCTACCCAAGATGTAGGTGAATTATTTGGGTGGGACAGTGGACAAAATAGATGGGCAGTAACCGGTAGCTTTACAGCCAATCAATCTTCATTTACTCCTGATGCTTATCTTTCCTTAGTTGTTGATGAAGACAACGGAAGTACTGATGTAGCTAAGTACCAAAAACGAGGTAACATCAAGATTGATACTAACGACGATATTTGGATTTACGCATAAAATTAATTATATAGGTTATGGGATTACTCGATAAAATACAACCAAAATCTCCCCAAGAAACTCCTAAGGATAATTTGGAAAAAAAAGAAATTGAATTTATATTAAATACTATAAAAAACTCTAGCTTTAAAGGTGAAGATTTAGACATCCTTTATAGAGTTGTAGTTAAGTTACAAAATCAATATATTAAATTAGAAACATGACATATGATGTTAATGAATTAAGTCTTCTTAGAGAATCTCTTAACCATATAACAATAAAAGGGTCTGATGCAAAATTAATAGCTAATCTTCAAACCAAATTAGAACAAAACATCTCAGACCTAAATACTTCTAAAACTTCAAAGGGGACCACAACTAAGTGATCCCTTTTGTGTATTTATGATAAATTGTTGGCCCGAAAGGGAAGTGGGCACCACACTTATGGTGTAACCAACCACAATATAGTTAGATATGCCAAACTGGAAAAAAGTAATTACATCTGGTAGCAATGCTACCCTGAACGAGATAACCGCTAGTGTAGTCTCTGCTTCTTCTTTTGTAGGAGCATCTACAGTTAAATACCAAACTGGTTCTTCTCTTCAAACTAATTTAGGAAATCTCCAAATTTTTAATTATGCCACAGATGTGTTTATTACGGCTAGTAATAATCAATTAATTCTACAATTTGGAACTCCTGCTTTCCCTACTCTTGGTACATTTACTGTAAGTGGATTTGATAATGATAGATTTAGTGGTCCTGGTGCTGGTAGTTACGTAGTAGATAATACCTATAATTTTACTTTTAATTATACATTAGACCCAACAAATACATTTGTATCTACTTCCCTTTTAAGCACAGTTTTTGGAACAACAACAGAAATAACTAAATCTTTAAGTGGCGCTAGCTCTACTACTTTTTATGTTAATACTACTAATCCTAATATAAATTATTTTCATTCTGGATCTCACACATTTGAAGCAGGATTATGTGTTCAATTAGCGGACGGAAGTTTATATAGCACAAAACGAGCCCTTAGTTCGGGCACAACTACGCTAACAAAAGATAACCCCACAACCCCAGGAATCTCATTTAATTATTCAGGTTTAACTGGAGGAACTTCTTTTGTAAGTAACACAGGCAACTACAGTACTTCCGATATAGAAGAGGGAGTTACTGGGACTATAACATTTACATCATCTTCGGGCACAGCAGATGGGTGGAGTAGTAATGGTGTTTTTACAACTTCAAACTCAACCCCCATTACAGTAACTGCTGCTGGAGCCATTACAACGGTAACAGTAAGCCAAAGTTGGGATTCAGGAGGATTAGGAACTCCTCTCACACCACTTGCGGGGAATAGAACCCAAAGCAAAGCTTTTAGTAGAATAATTTCTCTCCGCTATGGTGCTTCAGATAGTGGGTCTTTTACAGAAGCCCAATTGCGAGATGTATTAGCTTGGGAAACTGGGACAGGAGTACAAAATGGTAATATTGATTTTGGAAATATTAACCCCAATGGTGATACTATTAGTGTAACAGTAACAACTTCTCCTAAATTTATATATATTATATATGCTAATAATCAATCTGATTTAACTCAAATAGTCCAAAACCAACAAAATATAATAAATAGTTTTACTAAAACAGTTGTAGGAAATTATAAAGTTTATAAAGGTCCTGAAATTACCCTTTTACCAACAACATTCACAGCAACTTTATCAACATAATAAATTATGCCATTATTAGCAGATGGATTTATAATACAAGCCTCAGTTCCTATCGACAATAGATTTTTTGTCACGGGATCGGCTCAATTATTTGGGATCCAAACTGTTTATGATGGTTTAACAGTATATGTTACTGGTTCAAATGAATATTATTTATTAGTTAATGATGAAGAAAGTGATACTAATATTGGGTGGCGTCAACTTCCTGTAACATATGTAACTTCAAGTACCGCTGCGGTAAGTACTACTACTATTTTATATGACATAATTACTGGAAGTACTCCCCATTCTACTGCTGTAAGTTATCATAGTGCTCATTCTAATTATCATATATATGACGCAAACGGAACTAGAGCCGGGTCTTTAATAGCTAGTTTTAATGGCAATTCATTAGATTACACAAATTTCAGTAATATAGGTACTGGAGATGGGGCCAATCACATTGATATCCAAGTAGTATTAGCTACTAATGGAATTAGAATCCAAGCAATTAATTCTGATGGATCTAAAACCCCAGTAGTTAAAATTTCTACTCAGCTTTTATAATATTTATAAAAAAACATCATGGCAAATTCTCTAATATGGCCCGGCTCTAGTTCATTTTTCCCAGGGGATACTCCATTTGGATTTTATGATAACGATTTAGATTTCCAATGTGATGCTGATAAAGTAGCTATGTTTGTAGCTCGTAGATTAGGGTATCCTTTGATTGATGTTGAACTTCAAGACCTTAATTTTTATACAGCATTTGAAGAAGCTGTAACAACTTATGGTAATGAAGTATATGCATTTAAAGCTAGTGAAAATTATCTTTCATTAGAGGGGTCAACTACTGGATCTAATTTAAATTATAAATTACAACAACCTAATTTAGGCACTATTGTTAGAATAGCTGAACAATATGGTGAAGAAGCGGGCGTGGGGGGATCTGTAAGTTGGAGAACAGGGAGTGTAGTCCTTACTGCTAATAAACAAGTTTATGACCTAAACGAATGGGCAACCTCCCAAAGTATAGCATCAGGAGATATAGAAATTAAAGAAATATTTTATCAAGCTTCTCCTTCTATTGTAAGATATTTCGATCCTTATGCTGGTACAGGAACAGGGGTACAAGGATTATTAGATGCCTTTGGATTTGGTAGTTTTTCTCCAGGTATTAACTTCTTATTAATGCCTATTAACTATGATTTATCTAAAATTCAAGCTATTGAATTTAATGACCAAATAAGAAAATCTAATTATAGTTTTGAATTAGTCAATAATCAATTAAGAATATTTCCTATTCCTACTGTTAATGGTGATAAATTATTTTTTAAATATATTTTAAAATCTGACAGAAACAGAGCTACAGTTAGTGGAAGTATAGGAAGTGGAGTTGTAACTGATGTTTCTACAGTTCCATACACTAACCCTATTTATTCTTACATTAATTCTATAGGTAGACAATGGATATTTGAATATACTTTAGCTCTTTGTAAAGAAATGCTGGGATATGTTAGAGGTAAATACACCACAGTCCCTATTCCTAACGCAGAAGTAACTCTTAATCATAGTGATCTTATCTCGGCTGCAACTTCTGAAAAAGTGGCATTGCTCGAGAGACTAAGAGGATATTTAGACGAAACATCTCGAAATAAGTTATTAGAAAAAAAGGCTAATGAAGCTGAGTTTATACAGAAAGACTTAAACGCAGTACCTTACACAATCTTTATTGGCTAATGGCACTTTTTGGACGACAGAGAGATATTAATTTATTTACAACAATTAATAGAGAATTGTTGGGGGATATTATTAACCAACAATGCTCTTTTTATAAACTAAAATTAGAACAAACTACCTTTAATCTTTATGGAGAGGCAGCAGGCGGGAAATTTTATAACGGCCCTACTCTATTTAACTGTTTAATCAAATTTTCAGACCAAGAATACCCTATAACTGATTTTGGTGTAGATTTTAACTGGGCAATTGACTTTATGTTTTTAAGAGAAGATTTGGTTAATGCCCATGTTGTACCTGAGGTAGGAGATATTATTATGTACCAAAATGCTTATTATGAAATAGACAGCATTATAGCTACCCAATATCTCCTAGGCAAAAACCCAGATTACCCAGATGAACCTAATCCATTAAACCCTGGTTTATCTGAGTTTGGTTCTAATTTTTCAATTACTTGTAAAACTCATTACGAGCCGGCAGATAAATTTAACATTACTAAAGAAAGATTCTAATGGCAGAAGAAGGTAAAATCCCCATTCCTAAATCTCAACTTGAGGTTTCTAATGAGCAAGTACAAGCTCGTCAAACATATGGTGTGCCTAATGAATTTACTCCTACTAGAGCTACGGCCGATAATAGAGTAAATGATCAAGTAGTAAATCCTGCTAGAGCGGCACAAATTTCTGTTAAAGATGAAGCATGGAAACCCTTTACTATAGGGCTAAAAGATATTGATGAAACTATTAAATACTATTTTGATAACGTAATTAGACCTACAGTTTCTCAAAGTGGGGCTAGAGTAGCAGTCCCCGTAATTTATGGTTCCCCTGAAAGATGGAAATCAGTCCAACGTGACGGATACTATAGAGATGTTAATAATAGAATTATGGCACCTCTTATCATGTACAAAAGAACATCAATTGATAGAAATAGAAGCATGATATCTAAAATTGATGCTGATTTTCCTCAAACTTATGCTGTTTTTCAACAAAAATACACTAAACAAAATTTTTATAATCAATTAAGTGTATTAAATGGTGCTACACCTATTAAAACATATCAAGCTGTTGTAATACCTGATTTTGTTACTCTTAATTATTCTTGTGTAATATACACCTATTATATGGAACAATTAAACAAAATTATGGAAGCTATAAATTATGCAGCCGATTCATATTGGGGAGATCCTCAACGTTTTAAATTTAGAGCGGGTATTGGCTCTTATCAAACGATTACTGAATTAAATGTGGGGCAACAACGTACTGTAAAAGGATCATTTGAAATTAAAATGAATGGTTACCTAATTCCTGATGTAATTCAAAAGGATCTTAATGCTGTTAAAAAATTCTCAAGTGATTCAAAAGTTATAATAGGTCAAGAAACTGTACAAAATTTAGGACGAAATACTAATAATGGTTTTATTGAAGATATAAACACTAATCTTTAATTTTAAACTAAAATTTTATATTTATTATCATGGAAAATGTTACAAAACTTACTGAACAAGAGTTACAACAAATTAAAGAGTTGCAACAACAACAAGAAACTTTAATAGCTAATTTTGGTCAAATTGAATATCAAATTCAAGTTCTTGAATTGCAAAAAGAAAAATTTGTTGAACAATTAGAACAAATTAGAATTAAAGAGACTGAAGTAGCTAAAGAGTTAAGTCAAAAATATGGTAATGGTTCTATTGATTTAGAAAAAGGAATATTCATAAAATAACGCCTTTTTTGAAAATTTTTTTAATATTTATCTAAGACAATTAATTAATTAATTTTTAATCTCGAAAAAACATGGCAGAATTAATAATTTCTCCGGGGGTATTTAACAATGAAAATGTCCCCACAATTCTTGAAGCAGCCGCCGCTCCTATTGGTGCTGCTATCGTAGGTCCTGCAATTAAAGGTGCAGTAGGTATTCCTACCCTTGTCACCACTTACAGTGACTATTTAACAAAATTTGGTGGTGCTATTGTTAGTGGTGGTATTGAATACTCCTACTTCACTGGTATCTCTGCTCAAAACTACTTTAAGCAAGGTGGTACTAGTTTATTGGTAACCAGAGTTGCTAGTGGTTCATTTACATCCGCTACTTCTACTAATGTTGCTACCGGAAGTAATGCTGGTTCAGGAGCTAACAACGTATTTACTCTAAAAACTATCTCTCAAGGTACTATTATGAACAGTTCTGGAAGTGAAACAACCGGAAATGCTCTTGCTAATGGTACTAAAGATAACTTAAGATGGGAAATCACCAACGTAGACTCTGGTTCTGGTATCTTTACCCTCTTAATTAGACAAGGTGATGACAGAGCATCAGATAAAAACGTTCTTGAAACATGGAGAGGTGTTTCTCTTGACCCAACTAGAGAAGACTATATTGCTAAAGTAATTGGTAACCAAGTCTTTACTGTAGGCGACGATGGAGGTAATGCTTACGTTTCTGTAACTGGTGAATACCCAAATAAATCTAACTTCGTCGTTGTTGGTTCTGTTCTTAAACCAACCCCTCGTTATTTAGATGGTGCAGGTAACTTTAAGGCTGAATTTACTTCTTCACTTCCTAAAGCCCAAAGTGGTTCATTTGAAAATGCTGTTGGAAGCCTTTTCCCAGCAGCCGCAGCTACTAACTTCTACCAAGCTATCACAGAAACTAACACTCAAGGTTTAATTGCTGACAACTATACTGCTTCACTTAACTTGTTGAGAAACAAAGATCAGTATGCTTTCAACGTAATTAGTGTTCCTGGTTTAGTTTACGAATTTGCAGCTCACAAAACTATTCTTGATACTCTTGTTACTAACACCACTACTAGAGGTGATAGTATTTTACCAATTGACTTGGTTGACTACGGTGCAGGTACCTCAGAGGTTGTTTCTCAAGCTTCTTCTTTAAACACTAACTATGCTGCGGCTTACTGGCCTTGGTTGTTAGTTAGAGATGAAAACACTGGTGCTAACGTATGGTGCCCTGCTTCAACAGTTATCCCTTCAGTCTATGTCTTCAATGACAATACTTCTGAAGCGTGGTTCGCTCCTGCAGGTTTCACTAGAGGTACAATGCCAAACGTTGTTGCTCCTGAAAAAACTCTCCCAAGAGCGCTTAGAGATACACTTTACAACGGTAAAATTAACCCAATCGCTACATTCCCCGGAACTGGTGTTGTAGTTTACGGTCAGAAAACATTACAGTCTATTGCATCTGCAACTGACAGAGTTAATGTTAGAAGATTGTTGATTGCGTTAAAACAATTCATTAACTCAGTTTCCCAAAACTTAGTATTCGAACCTAACTCTTTACAAACCAGAAACAGTTTCTTGAGTGTTGTTAACCCATACTTGGAAACAGTTCAACAAAACCAAGGTTTGTATGCGTTCAAGGTTATCATGGATGCTTCGAACAACGGACCTGATGTTATCGATAGAAACGAGTTGAGAGGTGCTATTTACCTACAACCTGTTAAAACCGCTGAATTTATCGTTCTTGACTTCAACCTCCTACCAACAGGAGCTGAATTCCCAGCGTAATAAATTCTTTCATATAAGAGAAAGGGGTTGGATTTTATCCAACCTCTTTTTTTTTCGAATATTTATATTAGACCACTAAGGTCCAAATTTGATTATTAACTTTAAAAATTAAACACTATGGCAGTATTAGATTTTAATGAAATATTTTTCCGCGCGTTTGAACCCAAACAGCAGAATAGATTTTTGATGTTGGTAGATGGTGTTCCTTCTTACTTCATCAAGGGTGTTGGAGCGATTACCGTAGCTCAAGGTGAGGTTGTTCTTAACCACATTAACGTGTACAGAAAGGTTAAGGGTAAAACCACTTGGGGAGACGTTCAGTTAACACTTCACGACCCAATTTCTCCATCAGGCACCCAAACCATTATGGAATGGGTTAGATTACACCACGAATCAGTAACCGGTAGAGATGGTTACTCTGACTTCTACAAGAAGGACGTAACTTTGAACGTACTTGGTCCTGTTGGTGATATCGTTTCTGAGTGGGTATTAAAAGGATGCTTTATTAAGGATGCTAACTTTGGTGATTACAGCTGGGATACTGAAAACACAGCCCAGTCAATCACTATGACTTTAACTCCTGACTACTGTGTCTTGAACTACTGATTAGTAGTAGAAATCTTAAAGAAAGACGCACTAAATGTGCGTCTTTTCTTACTTTATCGATATTTATATTCAAAACAATTTATTAATTAACACAGTTATCTAACATGAGTGACGAAACTAAAATGGAAGTTGTAGACAAAAAGTATGATTTTCCTACTGAAACAGTAGAATTGCCTTCTAAAGGTTTACTTTACCCTAAAGACAATCCTCTTTCTTCCGGTAAGATTGAAATGAAGTACATGACCGCTAAAGAAGAGGACATTTTAACTAACCAAAATTATATTAAACAAGGCATTGTTCTTGATAAGTTGATGCAGTCGTTGATTGTATCGAAGGTTAATTATGATGACCTTGTAGTAGGGGATAAAAACGCAATTATGGTTGCGTCTCGTATTTTAGGATATGGTAAAGACTATACCTTTGAGTATGAAGGTCAAGAAACCACAGTAGACCTCTCAGAAATTGAACCTAAATGGATTAATGAAGAGCATTTAGTAGAACCTCATACTAATGAATTTAAATATACTCTTCCTCATTCTGGGACTGAAGTTACTTTTAAAATCCTAAACAATAAGGATGAAAAAATTATCGAAGCCGAAGTTAAAGGATTAAAGAAAATTAACAAACTAGCTTCTCCCGAATTGTCAACCAGACTAAAACAAATGATTTTATCTGTTAATGGTGATGATTCAAAGAAGACTATTAGAGATTTTGTTGATAACCATTTCTTAGCTCGTGACTCAAGAGCATTAAGAGAACATATTAAGGAGATACAGCCCGATATGGATCTTACATTTGATTTTTACCCTGAAGATGGGGGTGATACTCAAGAAAGTGTAAAGATTCCTATTGGGGTCACGTTTTTTTGGCCTGACGCTTGAGTATAGGTTTGCCTTGTTTTCTATGATTCATGATATAGTTTATCATGGCAATGGGGGTTTTGATTGGCACACCGTTTACAACATGCCGATTTGGTTGCGTAAACTAACCTATAATAAAATATTACATTATCTTAAGGAAAAGAGTGAGGCACAAAAGAACTCAATGTCTTCAAACGGGAATACATCCACCCGCCAAATTGATTTCACTAAACCCCCACCCCCAGACATAAAACCGGGCCAACGTTTATAATAGAGGGCGACACGAAAGTGTTGCCCTTTAATATTTATAACAAACTATTCCTGAATGGCTACTGAAGAACAAAAAAATAACCAACAGACTCTTAACGATTTACTTAAAGATTATATCTCGGGGCAACTTGAAGCTGCCGAATATACTGCTTTAGTAACCAGTAGAACTGCTGATTTAACAGATGCTATTAGGAAAACAGTTAGACAAAAACGAGAGGCTACTGAATTAGATAGACAATTGGTTTCATCTGTTAAAAAAATAGCAGATTTAGCTCGTTCTTTAGAAAAACCTTATCAATCTGTTTTTGATGTTCAAAAAGACATTATTAAAAATGATAAAGAAATAATTAGATTAGAGAATTCTTTAGGAGCATTACGAAGCAAACTTTCAGAGGCTGAAATAAAAGATATAGAAACTTATAAAACTGCTCAACAGAGTGTTATAGATAATGAAAAACTTTTAGGACAACTTAAGTCTCAACTTAATGCTGAGGAAAAAAAAGCAGCTAATGAATATTTTGATATTATAAATGCTAATCAGGAAGCAATTAATAAAGAAAATAAATTAAAAGAACAAGTTGATTTAAGTGGATATGAAGCTAAAAAGGAACTTATAGAAAAATTAAAAGCAGCTGAACTTAAAGCAAACGAAGAAGTTTTTATATCTAAACAAATAGTAAACCAAGCTGAAGAAGCCGCTAGAAAAGCTCAACTTAATTTTCAAGCTGCTCTTGCTGGAACTAATGAAGAGGCAAAACGGTTAGCAAAAGAAAACTTAGATATAGCTAATAGTGAACTAGATATTGCTAAACAACTTAATAGAGAATATGAAACTCTACAATTTAATAATCGTGTAGAGTTATCAACAGCTGAAAAAACTCTTACTAATAAAGAAAAAGAACTTTTAGCTGCCCAAAAACTAACTGAAATCACAGCAGAAGAATTAAAAGATTACGAAAGGATTTTAAAAACCAGACAAGATATTAATGTAGAAGCAGTTGAGGCAGTTTCAACCGCAGAAAAAAATTTAGCTCTTAGTAGAGATGAACTTGAAACTTCCCAAAAACAACTTACTACTGATGCTCAAATCGCAGCTCAAGCTGAAGAATCTTTAGAAGTAGCTAGAACTAATGCTAAATTTTTAGCAGACCAAGAAGCTAAACAAAAAGAACTCCTTAAAATACAAGGACTTTATAATATTTCATTAGGATTTGCTGAAGGTTTCCTTAAAAAGATGGGGGCCAATAGTGCTGTTATTGCTTTAGGATTAGAAGAAGGTAAAAAAGCCGCAGAAGAAATGGCTTTAGCTATTAAAGAAGGAGAAGTTAGTTTCCGTGGCCCCTTTAAAGGACTCCAAAAACAACTCGCCGTCTTCTCAGCAGGAGTTAAAGGAACTTTTAAAGGAATGGGTGAAGGGTTAAAACAAGCCTTAGGGTTAGCTGGGCTTGCTACTTTAATAGGCAAAGCTCTAGGAAATGTGGCTAGTACTATTAAAAAAGTTATTTTATTCCCTATTAAAGCTGCTTTTAGTGCTCTATTAGCTCCTGCCAAAACTATAGTAAGTGAAATAGGGGGATACTTTAACGAAGCATTTAGTTATATTAGAGATAATTTCTTTAGTATACGAGGGCTGGTTAGTACCTTTAAAGAGGGAGAAACTTTAATGAAAACCTTATCACTAGCTACTGAAAAAGTAGCTACTGATTTAGGAGTTTCTACTGCTTCTGCCCGTCAACTTAATAACCAAGTTGCTAGGCTAAGTGGTGAAATGGGAGCCCTCCCTGAAAAATTAGCTGAAAATATGGTTGCCCTAAACCAGTCATTTGGTACTACACAACGTTTTTCTAACGAAACTGTTCGTTCATTTAATAAATTAGTAGAAAGATTAGGTTTTTCTACCGAAGAAGCAGCAGAATTAGTTAAAATTTCTAAACTTCAAGGAGAAACTACTAACCAAACATTACAATCCTATGAAGATGAAGTTTTAGCTCTTAAAAATCAATATGGGATAGCAATATCTTCAAAAGAGATTTTTCAAGAGATATCTAAAGTTAGTTCTGCTACTAGATTAACTTTAATAGGTCAAAATAAAAGTATAGGAACAGCTGTTTTTCAAGCTAAAAGATTAGGTTTAGAATTAAGTAAAATTGAAAATATAAGTTCTAGTTTATTAGATTTTGAATCCAGCATTTCTAAAGAATTAGAAGCAGAATTATTAATTGGTAGAGACTTAAATCTTGAAAGAGCTAGACAAGCGGCTTTACAAGGAGATTTTGCTGCTGTAGCTAAAGAAATATCAAAAGAAGCAGGCTCAGCCGCTGAATTTGGTAAATTAAATATCATTCAACAAGAAAGTTTAGCTGCAGCAGTGGGTATGACACGTGATGAATTAGCTAAAGTTGTCGAAACTCAAGCCTTACTAGAAGCAACAGGATTTGAAGATATGAACTCAGCACAAGCTGAGTTTAATAAACTTGTTGCATCTGGGATGAAAATTGAGGAAGCTCAAGCTAAATTTAGACAAAAATATGGAAACGAAGCCCTTGATACCCAATTAGCACAAGTTGCTTATGCTAAACAAAGAGAACTCCAAGAAAGAAAACTTGCAGAAACCCAAATGGCAATGGCTCAAGCTATGTTGCCGGTTGCTCAAGCATTTATCAAACTCCAACTCACCCTCCAGAAAATAAGGAACATTATTGTCCAAGAAATGCGTCCTTTCTTTAACGCTTTTTCAGGGTTAATTGGGGGTGCTGGTAAATCTATGGAAACCGGTTTATATAAATATGCTTCTTTATTGGGGGAAAAACTTAATGCCGTTGGTCTTACTTTAGTCCAATTTTTTAAAACTTATGGACCCAACATTAAAGAAATCTTTATGGGGGTACTAGATGTATTCGGATCTATATATGGTTTTGTAGGAAAAATAATAACTCAGTTATTTAGTATTAAAACTACTGGGGGTGGGACTAAAGGTATTTTTGATTCTATTTCTAGTGCTTTAGCTTCTGCAGTAGATTATATAAATAATATAGATGTAAATGCTCTTATTACTAAAGTAAAAACTTTTGCAAATGATGTAAAAGATACATTTAGTTTTATTTGGGAAAAAGTTAAACAATTTGTTAGTTTTCTTAAAGAAAATAAAAACATAACTGCTGCCGGAGCGGGTTTATTGGCTTTTAATAAAGCAGCACCTGGAGTAATAGGAGGAGTAGCAGGAAAAGCAGCATCTGGGGTTGCTAGTGCCGTAGGTAATGTTGCTGGAAAAGCTGGAAATGTTATAACTCAAAAGTTAGGATTAGGTGAAGTATTTGGAGATATTGGTAGTACCCCAAGTAAACCATTGTATGTTTCCGTAGTAGAAGGAATGGGGGGTGTGGCAGAAGATTTAGGTAATTCTGTAACTCGTGCTTTAAACGCTAATAGAAAAGCAGGAATAGGAGGTGGGTTTAGAAGTGGAGCTAGAGGTTTAATGTCTTATGCTAAGGATGCCTTTAAAGGAGGAAGAGCGGGAACAGTAGGTAGAGCAAGATTAGCGAGAGCGGCTCGAGGATTAGTAACAGGACAAGGTGCCTCTTTTGTAGGAGGAACAAGAGCAGCCTCAACAGTAGCTCAAGCAGGACGAGCAGCTACCACAGCAGGGCAAGTAGCTTCAACTACTGCTCAAGCAGGACGAGCCGTTACTACAGCAGCGGGGATTGGAAGAGCAGCATTAGGGGGAGGAGTAGCTATAGTAGGTATAGCTGCAGAAATGGCACTTGACCATTTTGCCAGCAAAGCCAGAGAATCGGCTAACTCTATAGATGAACAAATTGCTGCTTCAAATAATGAAGCCGATATCAAAAAACTAAATACTGAAAAGGAAAATAAATTAAATGCTGCTCGTAACTTAGAGATAGGAGCATCTACTGCTAAGTGGGCAGGAATAGGAGCAAGTGTAGGTATGTTATTTGGCCCATTTGGAATGGGAATTGGAGCGGGTGTTGGAGCAGTCGCAGGATTCACAGCAGGGATGATAGAAGCCAATAAACAGAGAGCATTTGAATTAACAGAAGAAGGTAAATTCCAAAGAGATTTTAGACAATTACAACTAAAAAATGCAAAAATTCAATCTCAAATAGAATTAAGTTATGCTCGTTTAGAAATTCAAGAAAAAAAGGCCATTATACAACAAGAGAAAAAAATTCGTGAAGATTTTGCAACCCAATTAAAAGGAATAGACTTATCTGTTCCTATGGAAAAACCTACAGAAGCATTTAAAGCTCTTGCCCAAACTTTATTTGACACAGGGAAAATAACAGAAGAACAATTTAAAGGAGCAATTAATGGTACTATATCTCCTTTAAAATTAATGCAACTTGCTTCTAACAATGCCGCTAATTCTATTGCTACTTTATATAAAGTAGCAGCAGCAGCCGCAAAAGAAGCAGGAATAAAAGCAGCCGAACAAGTTGCAACAGCACTAGGTACTTCCCCAGAATTAATCCAAAGCCAAATTGATCAAGTAACAAATTTTACAACTAACATACTCCCCACAGTTTCTGAAGATTTATTTAGAAAGTATGGAAAGGTTTTAACTGAGAATCTTGATACTTCTGCTGTTGGAGTACTTCGAGGACAAGATTCCACAGTAGAAGGCAAAAGACTTGTACAAGTTATATTTGAACAATTAAAAGGAATAGGAATAGAAGGTGGAGAAGCTAAAACGGCTATGGATGCAGTTTTGGCTCAACTTAATAAAGGCGGAGATTTTGACATTAGTAATACCGAAGACCTCCAAAAATTATTTAACCTAATAACGGAAAGAGTTAGCCAGGGATACGAATATACTCAAGGTTTAATTATTAAAGCTAAAGGTTTAGCAGAATCATCTGCCCTTGAATTTAGTAGCACTTTTATACCTAGACTTGAAGGAATCCAAACTAAATTAGGTTCTGATAATAAAGGAACTACCCAACTTTTATCTACTCAATTATCGGTAATCCCTGGGATGGAAAGTTTTATGGCAGAGATGGCCAAAGGAGGAATTCAGGCTGGTGAATTTGACCAGATTAAACAAGCCTTAGTTGACGTAGGAAGTGCCGCTGCTGCTGTAGTAAAGTCTGCTACAACTCCGCAAGATCAAAGTACTGAAGCTTACCACAATGCTAAAGCTCAATATGATGCTATTATGAAAGCTATAAATGCTTTAAGCCCCCAAACTCAAAATACACAAGATGGTGTAATTCCTTCTATTCAACGAGTTCAAGATGGCTCTAGCATATCTAATAATGGTCCCTTTACTATTCAAGACAGTAAAGGAAATCTTGCTATAACTCACCCTAAAGATAAATTAGTAGTATCACCTAATGTTTCGTATATTAACGACGGGGCTACTGGTAAAGGAGGTCCTGTTTTCCCAATTAGCGAAAAATTTGGAGCATTAGATGTTAAGGTATCTCCTAAGGGAGTTATGGTTCAAAAGGTTAATGACGCCGTCTCTACTTCTAAAGAATTTTCCTTAGTTCAACAAGTTAATGATGCTTTTAGTGTTACTGAAACAGATAATAAATTTGTTGAAAAAATAAAAGAAGCCAAAGAACAAATTTGGAACACTTACAACCAAACACCCAGATCCGTAGTTTCAGGTAACCCTGGGGTTTATGCTTGGGACAATAATGTAGAAGCTATGTTTACCCTTAAGCCTGGGATGAGATCACCCCAGCAGCTTATGATGGCGATTCCTACTGAATTTATCCATAAACTTAGAACAACTGAACCTGAATTAATTGGGTTAAGAAGTGATATGGGATTCGCTGATCCTAAAAAAGTTAGTACTCCTGTCATACAAAATCTTGTGAATGAAGCTTTTAGTTGGACTTCTGGTGGTTATCAATATAAAAAAGGAAATGAATCTACTTTAGATTCAATTTTAGATCCTTATCAACCTGAATTAATTAGAAGTTTAATTCTAGGTTATGCTCCTGTAAAACCAAGTTCATCTACAACATTCCATACTCTTGACAAAAAAGAAGGATATAAACCAGGAATGATAAATGTTGGGCAGTCTGTTAGTGAAGGTTTATCCTTAGAAGGAGCAGCAGTTCAACAAATTCAAGACGCCATTAGTCCTTGGGAAATTTTTAGTAATCCTATAGGAGCTGTAAAACATTATTTATTACCTGTAATAGTAGAAGAATCAGGTCATATAATAAAATCTTTATTTAAGTCTAAAACTCTTTTAGCTCCTCTTAAAGCTATACTTAAGAAAACACCTATAATAGGACATGCTATGCATGCTGCTACAGGAGCTATTAATATTTCTCATCTTTTACACAAAGAAGGAGTTACTAGAGATAAACTTGACCAAGAAGTAGGTAAAGCAGCTCTTACTACTTTGGGGGGCATTGGTGGAGGTATATTAGGTGCTATGTTAGTTGGCACTTTAGGAACATTAGCTACAGGACCTGCTGGTATGGTATTGTCAGTATTAGGTGGAACTGTAGGTGGTATTTTAGGTGAGATGTTTGCTGGTTTTGTAGCTGATAAGTTGGGAGCTAGACCTGTTGGATCACCAATTGTATCCTTATTCCATCAAGAACATAATAAACTCCACCCACCCACTTCAGCTGGTTCATCTTCATCAAAAGGACCATTTACAATAATGGATCGATTAGGCAACATAGCAGTAACTCATCCTAAAGATGGTATTGTTGTATCTCCTAATATTTCATATGTTAATGATGGTGCTACTGGTAAAGGAGGTCCTGTTTTCCCAATTAGCGAAAAATTTGGAGCACTAGATGTTAAAGTATCTCCTAAGGGAGTATCTGTCCAAAAAGTTAATGATGCTTTATTAGCAAATGATAAAACCGAAACTATTAAAGAAGATATTTGGAACAAGTATGGTAAGGAAAACCGAAATGTAATTCCTTATCATTCTGGAGTTTACGTTTGGGATGATGCGGGGTCTCAAATGTTTTTTATTCCCGAGTTTGCTAAACAACCTTCTCATATTAATAAAGCTCTTAGGGTTCCTTTCTTACATGCTTTAAGAGCAACAAGCCCTGAATTAATAGGGATGAGAAGTGATATGGGATTTGTAGATCCTACAAAAATCCACACTCCTACCGTACTGAATTTAGTAGATGAAGCTTTAGGCACCTCAGAAGGTAACCCCGCTTCAGGAACTAATGGAAAAGGAAACGAATCTACTTTAAATTCTATTTTAGACCCATTCCAGTCAGAATTAATTAGAAAAATTATCAAAAATTATGCTCCCGTTTCTTTTGATAGAAATACTACATTCCATACCCTTGATAAAAAAGAAGGTTACAAACCATCTGATTTGATTAGCATTAGTCAATCAGTTAGTGAAGGTTTATCCCTAGAAAATGTTCCCCAAACTCAAAAAGTTCAAGATGGTTCTAGTATATCTAATAAAGGAGGCCCAGTTTTCCCAATTAGCGAAAAATTTGGAGCACTAGACGTTAAAGTATCCCCTAAAGGAGTTATGGTTCAAAAGGTTAATGATGGTGTTGTAGCTCCTTCTACTTATCAAGAAGTATTAGGATCTACTTCTGCTACTAATATTATTAGTTCTAATGTTATAAGTGGATTAGGAGTTCCTGGGGTTACTGAGGAAAATTTTAAGGGTCAATTCACAGTAGCTACTCCTAGTGGGCTAAAAAATATTGTAAGCCCTTTGAACAAAATGGGCAAAAGTAAAACCCTAAGCGAATTTATTCCTTCTGGGCCGGCTATTGCTGACAATTCATTTATTGTAAAGTATAGTGATGGCAAAGTGGACCAAATTTTAAATGAAGGTAATATTAAATTCCCACAAGATCCTTATACCAAGCTAAACCTAACAGAAATCTCAGCCTCAGGCAATGGTTTATTAGCTTTATCTAGGGCTCTTAATGAAATTAAACCCCAAGATATAAAACTTAGCACAGGTCAAACCGGAACTATTTATACTGCGGATCGATATGGTATAGGATTTAAACAAGACAGAAAAAGTTCTGGTTTAATATTAGACCCAGGCCCCATTAATAATTTAGTAGCAACCTTTAACTCTTTACAAGAACTTTTCCCATATTTAGCGGTTACTAAGGAAAGTGATAAGTATGTAACGGGTATTCCTGCCACAAAAATAAATCTAGGGGGAAAAAGAAACGACTATGATAGCCAAATCCAATATGCTCGAACTGATTATGTTCCCCAACTTCTAAACAGTACAATTAAAAATTTCATCCCAGCTGATAGAGGAATTGGTGAAGAAGCTTTAATCAAAGAAGGACTTGAACCATTTGATTTCTCCAAGATAAAAGAAGTTATAGAAAACATTAGACCCAAAGTACCCCACCTTAAGGATTTTTGGTCTAATGTTAGAAGCGAAATTTCATACTCAGAAAAAGCATGGGAGATAGTAAGAGATTCATTTATACCTCAGTATATAAACCGTGTTTTAGGTTTTGCTCAAAAATATGTTAGCCCCCAATTTTATGAACAGTTTAAAACTGTTATCTCACCCCAAACCAAAAATATATCATTTACTTTTAAAGACCTATTTGATAACACTGAATTAGGACGACCAGGAACCACATCAGGAGCGGCTGTAAAAACTGCCCAAGGAGAATATGCTGAAGGTTCAATCCAAAAAACATCGGATGGTATCTCTACAGTACAACATCTTCAAGAAACAAATCAAATTCAACAGGTTAATGATGGGTCAGCATTGTCTTCTAAAGGACCGTTTACTATAACAGATAAATTTGGAGCTACTGCTATTACGGCAGCAGGTGACGGTGTTGTAGTATCGCCTAATATTTCATATGTTAATGATGGGATGGTAGATATGGAACCTATTGCCCCTGTTGCTACATCGTCTACACAACAAAATACTACCGTTATAGGACAAGATAATAGCGAGCTTAAAAAAGAACTTGAATCAATGAGACAATTAATGTCCGAATTGATAAAAGAATTACCCTCAATTGCTAATCGTCCTATTAGAGTTGAATTAGATGGTAACAGAATAGGTGGAATTTTAGGAAATAATGCATACAGAGGATAATTTTTGTGATATTTATATTATATATGATTTCATATGTTAAACCCTAATTAAATTAAATAACCATGGCACTATTACAATCTTTAGCGGTAACTAACTTAGGATTTAAAGGACAACAACCACCCGTTACTAACCCAAACCCACTTGGTCCTAACGGTCAAACCTGCTTGAATGTCTCTAGTCTTGATTTAGCTAATGGAGGTACTCCTACCGGATACTTAGGTAACCTTCCTCAATAATTATTTTTATTTGAATGGCTCAAGCTCCCGGCCCACGACTCCTTAAAATTAGGACTAATTTAAGAACTATTAAGTATGGAGTTGGAGTAGGAGACAGACTAAATGGAGCTAACAGTAATGAACCTTATATAAGAGTTCCTCTTACTCGAGACTATTTTGAAACCCCTGCTACTTCTGTATTTGGAGGAGTAGCTAAAAATGGAGAGATAGGAATATCTTTGGCAGCCGCCCAAGATAGTTCCCGTCTCTCCAAATTTTTTTCTGATACACTTAACCCAAGAACTGGGGTTTTTCTATTAAACCAAAAACTTCTTTCGTTACAAGGACCTCAAACTCCGTATGCAATTCTAGGGGAGGTTTACCTTTTGGAGATAATTTTACTGGATATGAGTTCTTAACTAGAACTTTTTACAACAACGATGCCAGTAGATTAAATGTTTTATATAAAAATAAAATAGCCCAAGTTAAATTAAATGCAGCGGAGGTTGCATCCTCTTTAGCTTTTGGGATTAATACCTTACTTCCTACCGTTTTATTTACTTATGGGGGTGGGGCTCAAAGCCCATTAACTATAATAAATAGAAATTCAACCACCTCAGATTATAAACCCAACTCAAGAGAAATAGTCTTTAAAGGGGTTTATACTTTAACATCTGAGCAAATAAGTAAAAAGAAAAGATCAACTTCTACCGGATTTGGGGATGGTGAAGGTCAAGTACAAAATTTTATAAGTCAAGTTAGTAATCCTCCTGTAACTTTAGGAAGAAGAACAAACTATACTCAATTTAATAGGAGCAAAACTTTTAATACTGGAGAATATGATCCTAATTTAAATAGATATGCTTACGATTCAAATGTAGTGTTTCCTAACAAAGGAACAGATCTTATAAATTATAATTCTTTATATTCAAGTGAAACCGGGCCTAAGTTATAAAAGGCTTTTCAGATAACTATTCTGCAACTTGGGATCCTTTTAAATACATGGGAAGAGGAGAAAATTTCTATAAATATAAAGGCTTTGATAGAAGTATTGGTTTTGATTTTGATGTTTATGTAGGATCCAAACCTGAACTATTTCCAGTTTATAAAAAACTTAACTACCTAGCTTCTTTAACAGCCCCCGATTATTCAGAAACTGGTTTTATGAGGGGTAACATAGTTCAACTTACTGTAGGAGATTATTTAAATGATGTGTACGGAGTTATAACTGGATTTAATTTTAGTATACCTGAAGAATCTTCTTGGGATATTTCTAGGTTAGATGATGGACAAATTGATGGAACTTCTGCAGAATTACCCTTATTAATTAATGTCAGTTCTTTTGAATTTAAACCTATACATAATTTTGTTCCGGCTACCGATAGTAAATCTCCTAATACTATAAGTTCACCTTTTATTTCTCTAGGAACAGATCAATCTAAATTTAAAAATTACCTTAATGAAGAAGGATCTGTAATTTCTCTTACTTCTGCTATCCCCTAATGAGACGCTATCAAGACATATCTCTTTTAGATAATTCCCAAATAAATCCTGGGAAGAGGTTTTATTCTACTGTAAAGTATCCTGAGGTTCCGGTATCTGTAAATGATGTATACGTTATAACTCAACAAGGGGATAGATTTGATTTATTAGCTAATCAATATTATAGTGATAAATCTTTATGGTGGGTAATATCTATTGCTAATAATAGCCTAATCCAAAACTCTCTTATACCCCCTGTTGGTATCCAAATCAGAATCCCTGCCAACTTCTCGGAAGTTTTAAATAGTTATAATAAATTAAACAGAAATGTCTAATATTGTAGGAGGACCCCTATCACAAATTGTACAAGATCAAATTGAGCGGAGACAAAAAATTATAGGTAATAACTCTGAAGTCTTATCCGAATTAGGAGAAAGGATTATCCATAATAATAACAAAAGCTCATGGGTAAGAATGGCATCATCAGTTGACATAACTGATACTACTAAAATATCTAAAAATTTAACTGGTGTAACAAAAGGCAAAAATTTTTCTCAACAATTTGCTCTTTTTGGAGGTATAAATTTTTCTCCTTCTATTACAAGAGGAGGAGTTACCCCTGATTTAGATAATATATTTACTGCTAAAGATTATTCTTATGGTTTAGGGGGTAATGAACAAGGATACCAACCTATTTTTGGTATAGATTCTGTTAAAGTGGGCCATATTAATAGAGGGGCAGTTCGTAAATTTGATATACGATTAATGGCTCATAATAAAACCCAACTAGAAATTATAGAAACTCTTTATCTAAGATTGGGTTATTATATGCTTTTAGAATGGGGTCATACAGTTTATGTAAACTCTACAGGAAATTTAGTTAAATCACCTGAGTATTTTACCCCTGCCTATAATACTTTTTATGAAGAAGGAAAAACTGATAATGATATTATACAAGGAATAAATTCTTACCAAAGAGAAAGTGGAGGAAATTATGATGGAGCTTTAGTAATTGTAAGTAATTATAGCTGGAACCTAGAACAAGATGGAAGTTATTCTATTACTATATCAGGAATATCTAAAGGAGGATTAATAGATAGTTTATTATTAAATTATCCCGAAGATACTGATACTCCTAGTGTAGAAAAATACGTTATAATAAATCCTAACACTGGAGAAAAAAACAGAATCCTAAAAGGACTAGGACAATCTACAACAGTACCTAAAGGATCTACCCTAGATAAATACTACTCAGGAAAAATAGCTGATAAATTATCTGAAGGAGCGTTTGAAACTCTTAAAACATTAGGAGCTATCCAAACCCCTAATGAGTTTCAAGATCAAACAAAATTAGAAGTTTCATTTGAAAATGAACAAGATAATGATAACACTATAACTATTCTTGACCAAAGGAAATCAGCACTCAACAAAAAATTATTTGAATATCATAAAGCACTAAAAACTGCTTCTTGGATTAATATAAACAATAAACCTCGATATAAATCTGTAGAGGGAAAAGATTTAATTACTTTAAAATTTGATAACCCTAACAAAGCTAGTGATGGGTATGCTTATAATTACATAAAATTAGGTAAACTGTTAGATGATATAAGAACAATTCTTTTTCAAGATAGAAATAATGTTTCTATTAAAATAGATAATACTAGGGATGAAAATTTTATGTTTACTCATCCGTTTCAACATTCTTCTGATCCTGGGGTGTGTTTAGTTCCTTTTTCTTTTTATGAACAAGAAGAAGGTCCTGAACAAAAACTTTTATATGATATATTAGGAAGTGATTTTAGAGTAGAAGGAGATCCTAATAAGAAATTCCAAGGCAAAATCATGAATATTCATGTCAACATGGAATTCTTAGCCAAAACCCTACAAACCTCAGTAGACACAGACTCAGGTGAAATCAGTCTCTATAAGTTCTTAGATAAAGTTTTAAGTGGTATCCAGTCTACTTTAGGAGACATAAATAGATTTAATCTTACCTATATAGAAAACTCAGATTCAGGAAAAGGAGAGGGTCAAACCGGAGGTGGAGGTTTATTAATATTTGATGATACCGTAATCCCTGGACTACCCGAAGGACAAAGTGCAGACAATGCTATATCTTCTACTGGTGAAAAACAACTAAAATTATTTGGAGTTATTCCTAATGTAGAAGGAAGTTTTGTTAGAAATATTAATGTTGAATCTAGTATATCTCAAAAATTTGCTACTCAAATTACTGTAGGATCAACCGCTAGTGGGGTTAATAATAGTACTACTCTTTTAAGTAGATGGAATGAAGGAACTGAAAATAGATTAGAAGCTGCTAAACGTAAAGAACAACCTACTAATTCTGATAATTCTGTACAAGAAAATAATAAACTACTAGAGATAATTAAGAAAAAATATAAAGACCACGTAGAATATATTAAAAATACTTACATCAATTTTAAAGCCCCAGCACCCTCAGTTATTACTACTGCTCAATCTAACTTAAAATATTTATTAGAATACGATTTAGCAGTAAAAACTACTAATGGAGAATTAGCTGGTAAAGGATTTATTCCTATTAATCTTACTATAGAATTAGATGGCATTTCAGGAATGCTTTTATTTCAAAGAATAACTCCAACTGAAGAAATCTTACCTTATTCATATACTAATAAAATAAATCTTTTAATTGAAGCTATGGATCATACTATTCAAAACAATGAATGGACTACTTCCATAAAAACAATAGCTACTCCTAAAAAGACAGATTTATCTAAAAATCTAGAAAAAGATAATAAATTTAGTTTATTAAAACCTCCTAAAGTAGTTTAATTAATGTATTATCCTAAAAGTCAAATCCAAATAAATCTTTATACTAAAGGAAATCAATTTCAATTGGTTTCTTCTGGAGAAGAGTATATAGGATATTACTGGAGGACTTCAAAAAATGAATATTTTACGGGACGTAATCCTGATGAAGGTTCATCACTTGCATTAAAACCTATACTACCATCTCCGCCGTCTACCGTTAATACATTAGTTATACAACCACATAATACGTTATATAATAAATTAAAAAACATAGACACCAATAAAGTATTATTACTTCCTTCATATAAAAAACCATCTCCTACTTTAGAAGATTATCAAGTAGGAAGTTTTACAAGATATTTTGCAAAAAAACAAACTCAAATTCTTTACATAGAAATATCTAAAGATACATTTGATAAATTAAAAAACCAAGATAGTGCTTATGCCTATAGTGAATACACAATATTTACTTTACCTTGGCAAATTAGTGGTGATAAAGAAAAAGTTCAACAAACTAACCAAAAAGTAATATCTACTTTAGAAAAAGGATATCGTATAGAAGGATTACATTCCTATTTAAATTTTAATTATTTAGAATTTTATAAATAGAATCTTCTAATATTTATTGGGAGAACCACTAATCCATGGCTGAAAAATTTCTAATAGATAGAGTTAAGGCAGGCACATCAACCGTAGGGGGGAGTGGTTTTTGTATCCCATACTCATTAACTGATGCTAATGATGTAACAGTTCCTAAAGGAACTATTTCTTTTTTTACTCCTGGGAGTGCTACTCAAAATGTAACTTTAGTAGAGTACATTTATGTTGATAATTTTACATCTAACAATAATAATATTAGCCCCTACCTTACAGGTAGCTCAGCGGGTAATGTTTTAATTCATAAAAAAAGTGATCCTACTAAATACGCTATTTTTCCTTATTATAGTGTATCTAGCTTTCCTTTTACCTCTCAAGTTAGATTTAAAATAGCTAGTGGTAGTATAACAGGATCTTCAGCATATAGCTCAGCTACTCCTTTTTCTACTAATGATGAATTATGTCTAGTATTAGACTATAATTCGGGAACCGATGGAGGATCTACATCTTCAGGAACAAATGGAACAGCAGGTTCAAGTGGCACAACTGGAACAAGTGGTACAACGGGGACAAGTGGTACGGCTGGTTCTAGTGGTACTTCAGGAAATAGTTTTTGTTTGTTTAGATCTGATTATGATTCTACTACTTCTTCCCCCCAAGACCCAGGATACGGTGAATTTAGATTAAGTGGGGCTTGGAATGTTGATGCTACTAGAATTGATATAAGTGAGTTTACTAATTTTGATGGTAATATTGAAACTCTCTTAAATGAGATTAGTCTTCCTGCTTTATTAAAAATTACTAGTGTTTCTAACCAAGCTGTATGGAAACTTTTAAGACTCACAGCAAGAACTGACCAGACTAATTATGTATATTTTACTGTTACTGAAGTAGCTCGTGGTAGTACTTTACCATCTAATGGAGATACTTTTTGTTTTGTAATTACAGAAAATGGTACTTCAGGATCAAGTGGTTCATCAGGTTCTTCAGGTTCAAGTGGTACTACTGGAAGTAGTGGCTCTTCAGGAAGTTCAGGAACTACAGGATCTAGTGGTTCTTCAGGAACAACTGGCTCTTCAGGGTCTAGTGGCACTTCAGGTACAAGAGGTTCATCAGGTTCCAGTGGAAGTTCAGGAACAACCGGCTCTTCAGGTTCTTCAGGAACAACTGGCTCTTCTGGTAGTAGTGGATCTACAGGAACTTCAGGATCAAGTGGAACAACCGGCTCTTCAGGCTCAAGTGGTACTTCAGGAAGTAATGGAACCTCAGGTTCTTCAGGCACAACTGGTTCTTCTGGTTCTTCAGGAACAACAGGAAGTAGTGGTTCCTCAGGTACTTCAGGATCAAGTGGTACCTCTGGTTCATCAGGAACTACAGGTTCATCTGGCTCTTCTGGTACAACTGGTTCTTCTGGGTCTAGTGGTACAACTGGAAGCAGTGGCAGTTCGGGCACAACTGGTTCAAGTGGGAGCAGTGGTACTTCAGGCTCATCTGGTACTACAGGTTCAAGTGGCTCTTCAGGCACAACTGGAAGTAGTGGTAGCAGTGGAACAACTGGAAGTTCAGGTTCATCAGGCACTGCAGGTTCAAGTGGTTCAAGTGGCACCTCAGGATCTACTGGAACATCAGGTAGCAGTGGTTCTTCAGGCACTACAGGCTCAAGTGGATCTAGTGGAACTTCAGGCTCATCTGGAACATCTGGAAGCTCAGGTACAAGTGGTAGCTCAGGTTCTTCAGGTAGTTCGGGCTCTTCAGGAACTAGTGGTATAGATGGATTTTGTATAGAATACAAATACAAAACTGGTACTAGTACAGTTACAGTTAATAATGGAGAATTTTATTATAATAGTGCTAATTTAACCATAACCCAAAGTTTAGTTACAAACGATCCACAAATTAACTTTGATGTATATGTAGTTGCTTTAGCCTCTCAAGTAGATAGTGGTAGTATATTTTTAATTAGTACCGGTAGTTCTGCTTTTGCATTTGCTGGAAGGTTTAATGACATATCAACTGATGGTACTTATGCATATTATACTTTATCTACCCTCCCCGACAACAATTTAACAAATAACGATGTAACTTGTTTTGAAATTGTAGCAGACGGCAAGTCTGGTACCTCAGGTACAACTGGAAGCAGTGGATCGAGCGGTTCATCAGGAAGCAGTGGTTCAAGTGGTAGTTCAGGAACTACAGGTAGTTCTGGTTCTAGTGGTACATCAGGAACAACCGGAAGCTCCGGTAGTTCAGGTACAACTGGCTCTTCCGGCTCTTCGGGCACTACAGGTAGTAGTGGTAGTAGTGGAACTACAGGTTCTTCAGGTTCCTCAGGCACCACAGGTTCAAGTGGTTCTAGTGGAACAACAGGATCTAGTGGGTCTTCTGGTACAACTGGCTCTTCGGGTTCATCAGGTACTACTGGTTCTAGTGGATCTTCAGGCACTTCAGGTAGTAGTGGAACTTCTGGCTCAAGTGGTACTACAGGTTCATCAGGAAGCTCAGGCACAACCGGAAGTAGTGGTAGTAGTGGTACAACCGGAAGCTCAGGTTCTTCTGGTACTACTGGTTCTAGTGGAAGTAGTGGAACATCTGGTTCTTCAGGAACTACTGGTTCATCAGGAAGTAGTGGAACAACCGGTTCTTCTGGTTCAAGTGGAACAACCGGTAGTAGTGGTAGTAGTGGAACTACGGGCACAAGTGGTTCTTCAGGAACAACTGGTTCTAGCGGATCTTCAGGTTCTTCAGGAACAACAGGCTCTTCAGGTAGTTCTGGTACAACTGGAAGCAGTGGCTCTTCAGGTACAACAGGATCTTCAGGATCTAGTGGAACATCTGGTTCTTCAGGAACTACAGGATCTAGCGGAAGTTCAGGAACTACAGGTAGTTCTGGTTCTAGTGGAACTACAGGCTCATCTGGTTCAAGTGGCACCTCAGGCACAACTGGTTCTTCTGGTTCTTCAGGAACAACAGGAAGTAGTGGTTCCTCAGGTACTTCAGGATCAAGTGGCACGACTGGTAGTAGTGGTTCTTCCGGTACTGCAGGCTCTTCAGGCAGTTCAGGAACAACAGGTTCATCTGGTAGCTCGGGTACTTCTGGTTCATCTGGTACTACTGGAAGCAGTGGTTCTTCTGGTACAAGTGGTTCTTCGGGAACAACTGGCTCTAGCGGATCTTCAGGCACTTCAGGTTCATCTGGTACTACTGGAAGCAGTGGTTCCTCAGGTACTACTGGTTCATCCGGCTCAAGTGGGACAACAGGATCTTCAGGTACCTCAGGCTCATCTGGTACTACTGGTTCAAGTGGTAGTTCAGGAACTACAGGAAGCTCAGGTTCAAGCGGAACTACAGGTTCATCAGGTAGCTCAGGCACCTCAGGATCTTCAGGTACTACAGGAAGTAGTGGCAGCAGTGGTACTTCTGGGTCTAGCGGAACAACCGGTTCCTCAGGTAGTTCAGGAACAACTGGAAGTAGTGGCTCAAGTGGCACAACAGGATCTTCTGGCAGCTCAGGAACTACAGGTTCATCAGGAAGTTCAGGTACTACAGGAAGTAGTGGTTCTTCAGGTACCTCTGGATCATCGGGAACAACTGGATCTTCGGGAAGCAGTGGAACAACGGGTTCAAGTGGTTCTAGTGGCACCTCAGGTTCATCAGGCACAACAGGTTCTTCTGGTTCTTCGGGTTCAAGTGGATCAAGTGGAACAACAGGATCTAGTGGCTCTAGTGGCACTTCCGGTTCTTCAGGTACAACTGGTTCTTCAGGCTCATCTGGAACTACAGGTTCAAGTGGTTCTTCAGGTACTTCAGGTTCAAGTGGAAGTTCAGGCACTACCGGGTCTAGTGGTTCATCAGGTACAACAGGTTCTTCAGGTTCAAGTGGTACTACTGGCTCTTCAGGCAGTTCTGGTACAACTGGAAGTAGTGGAAGTAGTGGAAGTAGTGGAACAAGTGGCTCAAGTGGAACAACAGGTTCTTCAGGTAGCTCAGGCACCTCAGGATCATCGGGTACAACTGGTTCATCTGGAAGTTCAGGTACTTCAGGTTCTTCAGGCACAACCGGATCTTCAGGTACAACCGGATCTAGTGGAAGCTCAGGTACAACAGGAAGTAGTGGTAGTAGCGGAACAACTGGAAGCTCAGGGTCTTCAGGTACTTCAGGTAGTTCCGGTACAACAGGTTCTTCAGGTTCTTCAGGTACAACTGGTTCAAGTGGATCAAGTGGTACTTCAGGTTCAAGCGGAACTACAGGTTCATCAGGTAGCTCAGGTACTTCAGGTTCATCAGGCACTACAGGAAGCAGTGGTAGTTCAGGAACAAGTGGTTCTTCAGGAACTACTGGTTCATCCGGCTCATCAGGTACCACAGGTTCTTCAGGCTCCTCAGGAACAACTGGTTCTTCAGGTAGCTCAGGTACATCAGGATCATCGGGTACCACAGGTTCTTCTGGTAGCAGTGGTACCTCAGGTTCTTCAGGAACTACCGGTTCATCTGGAAGTTCAGGCACTTCAGGTTCTAGTGGTACAACTGGATCTAGTGGAAGTAGTGGAACAAGTGGTTCAAGTGGTACAACTGGATCTTCGGGTAGTTCAGGTACTTCAGGATCTTCAGGCACAACCGGAAGTAGTGGTTCTAGTGGTACAACAGGATCATCAGGATCTAGCGGTACTTCAGGTTCTTCAGGAACTACAGGTTCAAGTGGAAGTAGTGGCACCTCTGGTTCTAGTGGAACAACTGGTTCATCTGGAAGCTCTGGTACAACTGGTTCTTCAGGCAGTTCTGGTACAACTGGAAGCAGCGGATCTTCAGGAACTAGTGGGTCTAGTGGAACTACCGGAAGCTCAGGATCATCAGGTACAACTGGTTCAAGTGGAAGCAGTGGCACAACAGGTTCTTCAGGTTCTAGTGGTACTTCTGGATCCTCAGGCACAACAGGTAGTAGTGGTTCTTCTGGAACGAGCGGTTCTAGTGGTACTACCGGCTCTTCAGGCAGTTCAGGCACATCTGGTTCTTCCGGTACTACCGGTAGTTCCGGTTCTAGTGGCACTTCCGGTTCTTCAGGAACTACTGGTTCATCTGGAAGCTCAGGTACTTCAGGTTCTAGTGGCACAACGGGATCTAGTGGAAGTAGTGGCTCTTCAGGCACTAGTGGTTCATCAGGTACAACTGGATCTAGTGGGTCAAGTGGCACATCTGGTTCTTCAGGTACAAGTGGTTCTAGTGGAACAACAGGAAGTAGTGGAAGTAGTGGTACATCAGGTTCTTCAGGTACAACAGGATCTTCAGGTTCAAGTGGTACTACGGGCTCATCTGGTAGTTCAGGTACTTCAGGTTCCTCAGGTACAACAGGAAGTAGCGGTTCATCTGGAACTACTGGATCTTCAGGAAGCAGTGGAACAACAGGCTCTAGCGGAAGCTCAGGTACTTCAGGATCAAGTGGTACAACAGGAAGTAGTGGAAGTTCGGGTACATCTGGTTCTTCGGGCACAACTGGTTCTAGCGGTTCAAGTGGTACTACAGGATCATCAGGAAGTTCAGGCACATCAGGATCATCTGGCACAACGGGTTCCTCAGGAAGTTCAGGCACTTCAGGATCTTCAGGCACAACCGGTTCTAGTGGAAGTAGCGGAACTAGTGGTTCAAGTGGCACAACCGGTTCTTCAGGTTCTTCAGGCACAAGTGGTTCTAGTGGTACTACCGGCTCTTCAGGTAGTTCAGGTACAACAGGAAGTAGTGGATCTAGTGGAACCTCAGGTTCAAGTGGAACAACCGGATCTTCTGGAAGTTCTGGTACAACTGGAAGCAGTGGTTCATCGGGGACAAGTGGTTCATCAGGCACAACAGGATCTTCAGGTTCAAGTGGTACTTCAGGTTCTAGTGGAACGACCGGTTCTAGTGGAAGCTCAGGCACATCAGGTTCAAGCGGAACTACAGGCTCATCAGGTAGCTCAGGTACTTCAGGTTCCTCAGGCACAACAGGATCTTCAGGTAGTTCTGGAACTACAGGAAGCAGTGGAAGCTCAGGCACTTCAGGTATAAATGGCTCTTCAGGAAGCAGTGGGAGTTCAGGTACTACAGGTTCATCTGGTAGCTCAGGCACATCAGGAGCAAACGGTTCATCAGGTAGCTCAGGTACTTCAGGTTCTTCTGGAACAACAGGTTCATCTGGTTCAAGTGGTACAACTGGTTCTTCTGGGTCTAGTGGCACATCAGGAGCAAACGGTTCCTCAGGAAGTAGTGGTACTTCAGGAGTTAATGGTTCTTCTGGTAGTTCGGGTACCTCAGGTGCAAATGGTTCATCAGGTTCAAGTGGTACTTCAGGCATTAATGGCTCTTCAGGAAGTTCAGGATCTAGTGGTACTTCAGGAGCTAATGGCTCTTCAGGTAGTAGTGGTACATCAGGTACAAGAGGTTCATCAGGTTCATCTGGGACCTCAGGTGTTAACGGTTCCTCAGGAAGTAGTGGTACTTCAGGCGCAAATGGATCCTCAGGCAGTAGTGGAACCTCAGGAGCAAACGGTTCATCAGGTTCTTCAGGTACTTCAGGTGCAAGCGGTTCTTCTGGTTCATCAGGTACTTCAGGTACAAGAGGTTCTTCAGGATCTTCAGGCACATCCGGAGCAGCGGGAGATGGAGCTTTATCTGTTACTCTTACTAACCAAGATGGTTCTGGGGATAAAACATTAACAATAAGTACCCCGGCTAATTTAAGTACAACTAATAATTATTTAAGAGGAGAATTAGTAGCCATTAATGATGAAGGTCAAACTGGGGATCGATATCAATCAAGCCGAATAGTTGTAACCTGGTTTGATAGTGGTACCAATATTAGACTAACTGCCGTAGAAGATGTTAGATATCCTGATAATGCTGTTATATATAATATAAATGATATTACTCCTTCATTTGATGGAAGTGGCAATTTATTATTAGCCATATACCAATATAACATTAATAATGTTAATTACAAAATGAAATATATAGTCCAATGAACAATACACATACTGAATTGGCATATAATTCTACGGCATTAACTATACGTTCTGCAGGCCCTGTTATTACCGGAAGTAATTCATTACCTGTTACTTCTACTACTTATCCTACACTTAGTAATGATGGCTTTAATACTTATGCTCCTTTAGAAATTCCATTTTCGGGAACACATACTATAACTAGTACACTTACATCAATTACTAAAGATATTACCTATCCTTCAAATGCTTCTAAATTTCCTCCCTATAGTATATGTGAAGTAGAAGGATTAATTGCTGAAAATTTATCTACTGTAGCTCCACAATTTTTCAGATTAACTTTTAATTTATATTATACTAGTGCTACTAGTAATTCTGTTATATTTGCGCGTTCAAACGGTATATTTAATTTAGGTTCAATATCTTCTACAACTTATATTTCTTTCCAAAACTCTATCTCAGCAGGATCTACTATCCAATATCTTCCTTCTCAAAATAAGTATACTCTTACTTTAAGATTTCTTGCAGCACAAACTTCTAATAAAGTTATAAGATATAATACTTTAATTACTATGTTATAATGAAAACATATCCTTCTATAAATTTTTACGGAAACACTTCTCCTAATAATTTAGTAGGAAGTAGTGGAACCCAAATGTATAATTGTACAAAAGGAAGTTTTATTATTGGGCTTGAAAATAATGTTAATATACAATCTTCTCCAACCCAAACACTAATCCGATTCTTTCAGTATAATAGCTCGGATGGAGGAAGTACTACTAATACTAGTAGGATAGTTACTTTAAATCTTAAATTTACCTTAACTACTACATCTACA